CATTAGGTATACGTCTTTGGTGGTAATATGTCACATCCTTTAGGAGGCGGTGCAAGTAACAGATCACATATGCCATATGGTCAAGGACCAGGCGGTGGTTATGGTAACACAAGATTTTCAAAAGATGCAACAACGTATCCGATCGATGCATCACACATTGTACATCTAAGTTTAACAGAAGGCATGGATAGATTTTGGCCTTTTGGAGTAAGTTTATTAGAACCAATTTTTAAAACTTACAAACAAAAAGAATTACTCGAAGATGCAATGATTATCTACAGAGTACAGAGAGCACCTGAAAGAAGAGTGTTCTATATAGATGTAGGTAATATGCCAACTTCTAAGGCAATGGGATTCATTGAAAGAGTCAAAAACGAAATACACCAAAGACGTATACCTAATGCAACAGGTGGTGGTGCGAATATCATGGACGCAACATACAATCCGTTGTCAATGATCGAAGATTACTTCTTTGCACAAACGGCTGAGGGTAGAGGTAGTAAGGTTGAAACACTACCAGGTGGTACTAACTTGGGTGAGATTGATGACTTGAGATACTTCAACGACAAACTATTAAAAGGTTTAAGAGTACCAAGTGCTTACTTGCCAAGTTCTCCAAATGATCCACAGACAGCATTCACAGATGGAAGAGTTGGTACAGCATACATCCAAGAATTTAGATTCACGAAGTTCTGTAAAAGAATACAAAACTTCTTACAACCAAGTATTGACAGAGAATTTAAAATGTTCTTGAAGAACAGAGGTATTGAAATTGATTCTGGTATGTTCCAATTACAGTTCAATGAACCACAGAACTTTGGAAAATACAGACAGATAGAGTTAGATAACCAGTTGGTGAACATATTCAACCAAGTACAGGCATTGCCTTACATCAGCAAGAGGTTTGCAATGACACGTTACTTGAAACTGTCTGAAGAAGAGATTTATGAGAACCAGAGAATGTGGGCAGAAGAAAACAAAACCACAATGCCAGGTGACCCAGGTCCGGCCGGAGACGGATTAGGATCAGTTGGAGCGGCTCCTATGCCGTCGGCACCATCACCGGTTGATCCAGGTGCACCAGAAGAAGGTCAGCCAGACATAGCAACAGGTGGACAATCGCCACTGGGCGGAGACACAGCACCAACAGGTGGCGGAACAGAAACAACTTAATAGTCGTTTAGTATCTTTCTTAATTCAATTTGTCTTTTGATATTCTTTTCGTATAGATCTAATTGCTCTTCGATTTCTTTTTGAACGATCTCGAACTGCTCTTCATTGACGTAGGTCAGTTGCTGTTTTAATTCTTGTATGGCGAGTAGTATTCTAGTTTCTTCTTCGTTCAGCAAGAAATATTCAAAATCAGGATCTGCCTTTAAAGATGAGGTCATAATGAAGCACAGCAAGAAAGAAAGTAAAATTAATCTCATATATTAATGTATAGTGTTTTCTCCATCGAACAACAGCGTACTGGTGTTGAGCCTGTTGATGAAATATTTTGCCACGACTTTTAATTCATTAATTTCTTTTTTTTGATCTTTACTGAGTCTTTTTCGATTTTCCAACTGTACAATCAGAGTGTTGATAGCGTCAAGTTCCTCTTGAAATAACTCTGCTACAGTGACTATTTCAGTTCTTGTCTTCATTACAATAGTATTTACTCGTGATGTAATAAATAAAAGTATCATGCGATATAGAGAACTTACAGAAGCATATCTACCAGATCAGGACGAGTTTCATCGTGCTGACATCACTACAGGTAGAAAAACCAGACTGACGTTGAAGCATCTTAACAAGTTAAGAAAAGTGAGAGAGATCAGACGTCAAGATCAACAAGAGAATGCTGATTTTGTTGCGAAGATGTATGCACAGCCACCAATGGCTTAATTGCAACAATTTCTGTAAAAGATCTTAAAACGTGGCAAAATTGGGTTTTTTTGAGAATATTTTAAAAAAATTGCAATTTTTCGCCCGGTTATACCCTTATCTACGGACGATATGTTAAATAATAACATTAACATTATATAATTAGTGTATCGATACTATTATTAAAGGAGATGATCATGTCAGAAATGAGTTCAAAACTAGAACAAGTTCTTGAATATCTAGTAAACGGTGAGCAAGATAAAGCGTCAGCTTTATTACACGACGTTATCGTTGAAAAAGCAAGAGATATCCACGAAGAGCTTGTAAACACACAGACAGCAGAATCAACTACAGAAGAAGCAACTACAGAAGAAGCAGTAGAAGAAAAAGCAGAAGCTACTGAAGAATCAAAAGAAGAAGCAACTGATGAAGTTAAAGAAGAAGCTGTTGAAGAAAAAACAGAATCAACTACAGAAGAAGCAGTTGAAGAAACAGTAGGCGGCGAAACAGGCGACGCTGAAGCAGATCTTAAAGCAGAACTAAAGCAAAAAGCTGAAGAAGATGCTGAAGAAATTGACTACGAAGAAACTAACGAAGATGATGGTGATGAAGACGGTGAAGCCGACGACCACGATCATGAAGAAGTTGAAGACAAAGTAGATGATTTAGCAGACGCATTAGAAGAGCTAAAGGCTAAATTTGCAGAGATCGTAGACGGCAAAGAAGGCGAAGAAGAAGCAGACGCAGAAGGCGACATGGAAGCACCAGCAGAAGAAGAAGCTGATGAATCTGTAGCACCAACTGAAGAAGCAACGACTGAGTTAGAAGAAGCTGAACTGAAGCCAGTTAAAGTGGCATCAACAGACGGTTCGGACAGCACGAAATCACCAGTAGCATCAAAAAATGATATGGGTGGCGACGCTGGCAACATTGCACAAGGTGGCGAGGAAAAAGGTGGATCAGCTCCAGCTCCTCAAGACATGGGTGCAACAACAGAACCAAATATGTCACAAGTGAAAGCTGAAAACAAAGATGGCGCAGATGGTTCTGCAAAGTCAACAATTTCAGGCAAGTAATAACTTGGTAAGAAGGGAGGCAAAAATATGATTCGTTCGTTGACAGAAAATTTAACATTCGATCAAGCGAAGATTGAAGTTTTAAGAGAAGGCAAAGACGAAAACAAAAGCCTCAAAATGAAGGGCATTTTCATAATGGGTGGTGTCGAAAACCACAACAAAAGAATGTACCCAGTTACTGAGATATCTAAAGCAGTGTCAAGCATCAAAGAGAAACTCGATGGTGGTTACAGTGTTTTAGGTGAAGCAGATCACCCAGAGAACCTTACTATTAATTTAGAAAGGGTTTCACACATGATTGAAGATATGTGGATGGATGGTCCAAATGGTATTGGGCAGTTAAAGATTATGCCAACACCGATGGGTAAAATCGTAACGACTTTACTCGAAAGTGGTTGTAAACTAGGAGTGAGTTCGAGAGGTTCAGGAAACGTAGGAGACAGTGGTAACGTTCAAGATTTTGAAATTATCACAGTTGATATCGTAGCCCAACCGTCGGCTCCCGATGCATATCCAAAGGCAATATACGAAGGTTTATGGAATATGCGAGGTGGTCAGAAGTTATATGGTTTAGGAAGAGACAGTATGTTTGATCCTAGAGCAGAAAAGTTTTTGGCAACCGAAATTACTAAATTAATTAGTGAGCTAAACAAGAAATAAGGAGATTCAGATGGCAGACATTACAGAAATTTTTTTTTTTTTTTTTTTAAGTAAAGAACTTAAATCGCAAGTTCAAGAAGGTTGGGAGAACAAGCTGTCTGAGGCTCGTGAGAATATCTCGGCAGAACTTAGAGAAGAGTTTGCACAACGTTATGAGAATGACAAATCACAGATTGTTGAAGCAATGGACAACATGGTAACTGACGCATTGAAGAAAGAAATTTCAGAATTTGCAGAAGACAAAGCCAAAGTTGTTAAAGAAAGAGTTGCTTATAAAACAGCAGTAGGTGAGCATTCAAATATGCTGTCTAAATTCATTACCGACGCTTTAGTAAAAGAAGTGAAGGAACTGAGAGAAGATAGAGATAATCTCAAAGGTCAATTTACAAAGTTGGAAGACTTTGTAGTCAGACAACTCTCCAAAGAGTTAACTGAGTTTGCACAAGACAAAGCAGATCTTGTTGAGAAGAAAGTACAATTAGTTGCAGAAGGTCGTAAACTGATCGATGAAACTAAAGCGGCTTTCATCAAAAGAGCGGCAGGTATTGTGGAAAACACAGTTAGTTCAACACTGAAAAACGAAATGTCAGCACTTAAAGAAGACATCAAAGTTGCTAAAGAAAACAACTTTGGTAGAAAAGTGTTCGAAGCGTTTGCAGGTGAATACATGAGTTCTTACCTCAACGAAGGTGGGGAAATTCGTAATTTGCAACAGCAGATTACAGATCAGCAAAAAGCAGTTTCCGAAGCGGAAGCGGCTCTAGAGCAAAAAGACGCTGATATCAAAGCAACAGAGACTAAACTTAAGATAGCAGAAGACAAGATTGTTAGAGAAAAAACTCTATCAGAGCTTGTAGGTTCACTGTCAAAAGACAAACGTCAAGTTATGGTTGAGTTGTTAGAATCAGTACAAACAGCGAACTTGAAAAAACAGTTCGAAAAATATCTACCAGCGGTACTAAATGAAGATGTTAAGTCAGAAGATGACAAGACAATCATCACTGAGCACACTGGTGATAGAAATATAAATATTGATGATAACAATTCAATTAATGCAGATATCGTTAATATTAAAAGACTAGCAGGGTTAAGGAGTTAAACACTATGTCAGACAAAACGTTAACAGAAAATTGGAACGACACTAAATCTGCTCTTCTTGAAGGTTTAAACGGTCAGAAAAAAGAAACTATGAGTGCAATCTTAGAGAACACTCAACAGTACTTGGCAGAGGCCGCTTCAGCAGGAGCAACAGGTGCCGGCAACGTTGCCGCACTTAACAAAGTGATTCTTCCAGTAATTAGAAGGGTTATGCCTACAGTTATCGCTAACGAAATCGTTGGTGTACAACCTATGACAGGCCCTGTGGGTCAAATCCACACATTAAGAGTACGTTACTCAGACACATTAGATGATGTGACTGCGGGCGAAGAGGCTCTTTCACCATTCAAAATTGGCTTAGGCTATTCAGGTGGTGGATCAACTGATAAAGCAGATGCTACTGCTACTTTAGAAGGTACAGCAGGTAAGCGTTTGTCAATTCAGATCTTAAAACAAACAGTCGAAGCAAAGACACGTAAGTTATCAGCACGTTGGACTTTTGAATCGGCTCAAGACGCTCAAGCACAGCAAGGTATTGATGTAGAAGCGGAAATCATGGCGGCATTAGCACAAGAAATTACTGCTGAAATCGACCAAGAGATCCTTGCATCTTTAAGAACTTTGGCTGGTACGGCAACTGAAGCATACGATCAGAACGCAGTTTCTGGTACTGCTACATTTGTTGGTGATGAACACGCGGCATTGGCTGTGTTAATCAACAGAGCGGCTAACAAGATCGCACAACGTACAAGACGTGGTGCTGGTAACTATGCAGTGGTTTCTCCACAAGCATTAACAGTACTTCAGTCTGCTACAACTTCTGCGTTTGCAGGAACAA